TATGTGGAAGGAGGCAATTTGCTGGGTCTCCTTAACAGAAAGGACTCAACACTATCAGTAACCTCATAACTTTATAATATCTTGAGAAACTCAAGTATTCTATAAATTCGTGATTCACGGCAATAATTTAACCATGCAGACAATATAACTTCTGCCTTAATTATATTTTCACCACGCACTCTACTTTCTTGGGCTTTAGAATATCCACAATAACCACACCAACAATTTCTTGAATGGTTATCTTTGAACATATCTATTCTTGTATCATAAATAATATTATTACTCATATCACCATACTTACCTGATTCATTGCGAGCTTCACTAATAAATTGTTTAACATGTTTTGTCACGATACACCTCCTTCTGTCCTATTCATAATTAAATCACGACAGTTTAAACACAAACCATCATCTGGTCTTGGGACTTCATCAACTTCGACTTCATAGTCACAGTTCCTACAACCCCACCAACCGTTGCCGGAAAGTACTTCTGACATAGATTCGACAATAGACTTCATAACTATTTTAATGTCACCATCATTCTTAGCATGAATAGGTTCGCTACCATCAATCGGTACAACATCATACCCTGAACGCTTTGCTACTCGTACTCCAGTGTCATCCAAGTCAATCTTTTCCCAAGCACTTTTTGATCCAAACCTGATTAAATATGTTTTCATGATGGCCTCCTTCCAAAGGCGTTAATGTTAATGCCCAAGTTTCACTTAAATCTCGAACATATACGTTTAAATAAAGAACAATAAGTAGACCAATAGTAATTGAATGGGTGTTGAGGGGGACTCTATCACCTGCCCCCCGTCCACAACACATCAATTATCTTTGGTTTTTAAGAGCCCAAGCTACCTGAGACCACTTCCTGGCAGCAAATCCATCCTTATTCTGCCTACATAGAGTAGACTGGAGGTTAGCTCGTATAGCTTTAGACTTGCCAATGCGTCTACGCTCTGCTAGAGACTTATCTTCCATCTCAATGATAGCCTCTGCTAGGAACTCATCAGGTTCTGCGTCCATGATAGCCTGTGTGGCATCATCATCGTAATACTCTTCCATTATTTGGTCAGCAGTGCCTTGGGATAGCCCTCCTGATGCTACTAGTGCTTTGATTAATTTAATCATTTCTGACTCCTTTTATTTATTGTTAAGTATATATTATATATTAAAATGTAAAATAACGTAAATCCTATTTACGATAATCCACTTTAAGTGGATACCTATGATAATAAGGAAGCACATCAAAATCGTATAGTTTTTTTAGAAATGACTTGGGCAAATAGTGCTTTGATATGGGTTGACTTGTGTTTTAAATTCAAGGGTGGTAGGGAGGGAAAAGATAAGTAATAAGGTGTATAATAATCGCCGCATAAAATGGAGTGAATATATGGGTAATCGTCGCAAAATGGTAATAAAGGTAATAGAGGTGCCGTTGGATTATTGGACGTCTTCGCATGCTGTAAAATGGGTAGTTTTTTATTGATACCGAATCAATTATAGAGTATGTTCATACATGGCGAAAGAAATAAAAGAACTATCCAGTTTTTCGAGAGAGGATCAGGAGCGTATATTGAGTGCGTTGACCGATCAGGATTATATTCCGATTGAAATTGATGGGAATGTATATATGATACCAGGAGAGGTAAATGATTTAATTGATAATTTAGTATTGCAGTTATACGATTTAAGAGAATTATTTCATAAAGGAAAAAAGGAAGTTGGAAAAGAAGGTTATAAAGGGTAGACCATATTATGTTTACGGTGATATTGATGAATTTAGGGAGAGTAATCCTAATATTGTTGTAAAGCCTGATTGGAGAAAAGCTAATGAAGGTGATTGGGTTGTTGCAGATGATGGTGGAGTTGTTCAGTTGCTTAAGGTTGCGAAGAAGGTTGATCATCCTGGAGATAGAAAGAATTACAAATATGCTGATGGATGGGTAAGGACGGTTGTCGGTAGTTTTCTTAATAGAAAAAACATTAAAATGGATACTGATTTTTCAGAGCATCCGAATAGGTACACATTCAGTAAGAAGAAGAAGAATAATTCGCAGAGAATGAATGAGAGGAAGAAACCCACAAGAAAAGAAAGAGAATTTGCCACCAATGTAGTGGTAGGGATGGGAGCAGTTGATGCTTACAAAAATGCTTATAATGAAGTTTCAAATAACAAAGCCAGAAAGAAAGCCACAATATTACTTAAACAGGAGAGAGTTATGAAAGAAATAGAAAAAACAGTATTAGATATTGCAAAAGAGCTTGGTATTGATCATAAGTATGTACTTGACAAGCTAAAAACACTTGCTGATTATAGTGAAGATGATAATATTGTGTTACAATCTACCAAGGAGCTTGGTAAAATAGTAGGGACGTCTGGTAATACAGTAAAACAGAGAGAGGTTGGTCTTCTTGGGATGTTTCAGGGTTTCTCACCAGAACAATTGGAGGGAGTTGAGAGGGATCAGAATCAAATAGAGAGTCCAACTGAAGAAGAGGAGAAATAATGGTTTGTCCACATTGTGATTCAACAAATACAAAGAAGAATGGTACAAGAGAATCTGGGTCTCAGAGGTATAAATGTAATGATTGCGAGAGGCATTGGAGTGATTCTTCAGATGTAATACCTGCTAATATATCAGGTTCCACATCGTCCTCATGGGAAGAAGGTAATTATAAATATATAGATTCGAATTTTGTACATAGAGATAAGCCGCCAAGTCTTGATGAGTTATTGGATAATTTTTCTATTGACAGGTCTGAATGGGAGATAACCAATTTTAAAGTTAATCAGTGGGATGTTTCGGCAAAGGAGGAAGTTGATGGTAAGGTAGTATGGAATACTCATACAAATTATCAGGCGAAGGCAACTCTTTTAAGAAAGAAACCTGTTAAATGCGACTTTCCTATAATACATGGAGCTGTTGTAAGGGATGTTAATTTTAATAAAGTTAAGTTTTTTGATAATGGTTTAAAGAAGTGTATAGTAGTTCCTGATATGCAGGTTGGGTTCAAAAGAAATATGCAGACTGGAGAGATGACTTCTTTGCATGATACAGAAGCAATTGAATTATTGGATAAAGTCATTGAAAGTATAAAGCCTGATAAGGTTGTATTACTTGGTGATATGCTTGATCTGCCTGATTGGAGTACTCATTATCTTGTGAAGCCTGAGTTTACATATACAACGCAAGCTTCCATTGATTGGTTATCCAGTTGGATTCATAATATAAGACCTTATTGTAAGGATATGATATACATTGAGGGTAATCATGAAAAAAGAATGATTGATAGTATCATTAAAAATACTATTCAAGCATATGGAATAAGACCTGCCAACGAACCTGAAGCTCCTCCTCTTGTATCAATACCATATTTACTTGGATTGCATAAGATGGGAGTTGAATATGTTGGTGAATATCCAAAGGGAGAATATTATATAAATAATAATCTTGTTTGTATTCATGGAAATAAAGTAGGTGCTAAAAGTGGTCAATCTGTTACTAAGTTACTTGAAAATGCAAGAATAAGTATTATTACAGGACATACTCACAGGTTAGAAATGGCTCATAAAACAATATGGACTCGTGGTGAACCAAGGTTTTATCAAGCTGCTACATTGGGAACTCTTTCAAGAATAGACGGAATAGTCCCATCAGGAGGTGCTCGTCATAATTGGCAGCAGGGCTTTGGAGTTGTAGAATATAATGATGAAATTTTTAATATTGAAACTGTCGGTATATATAGCGGCAAGTGTATTTACAGGGGCAAATTATATGAAGCCTAGTTGTGCAAAAGTCCCTAAAAAGATTGTTATGCCTCTTGATGAGTCTATTGTTAAATTAAAGGGGATAAAAAGGGAACTCCCTTCTAATCTTTATTTAATGACATCGAGACATGTTTATTTAATAGAAACAATATCTGCAATAATAGAAGGTATGGAAATACCAGAAAGAATTAAAGCATCAACATGAAATCAGACGACTTATAGATAGTAACACTAAGGGATATAAAGAATTATAGTGAACATAAACAGCCAGAATGTAAGTGAATCTGAATCAACTGCAGTTAGATTGAGTGATGAAGAGTTTGCATCCCAAAAGTATATAAGAAGTCTTATGTCATTATCTTATGATAGTGTAAAAGGCACAGATATGGAAGGTGATTGGCATGATATTCAAGGTTCATTGCACGGAACTATTTCTAAAGATGAAAGGAATGCAGTACAGAAAGTAGCAGACGACCTTTATCAGTCTGGTATATTAGGGGCAACTATGGCTGCAGCAGCTGATATTCTTCCTGGTATACCTTTTGTAGATATTATTGACCCTCCAAGTGAATTAACTGGCGAAGGTATGCAAGGGGCTAGAAATATTATTGGGGCTTTAGGTATGTTGGGAGGATTATATAAAACTCCGGCAGTTAATATTAAGGGTGGATCATACTTATCAAGGAAATCTGTAGAAAAAGGTTTCAAAGCTGTGAAAAAAGATCCCATGCTTTCTGATATTCCATTTGAGGAACATTCGACAATGGTAAAATATTCTCGAAACCCTGAATTTACGGCCGCGTATTCACCATTAGGTGGGAAAGAGATAATGAGGCGAGGAGGAAAAATATATGACGAACCACCGGACTATTTAAGTATCGGAAGTCCATCGACTCCAGCTTTTGAATTTCAAGAACAATCATTATTACAAATATTGTCTCACGGCAATATTTTAAGACCAAGATGGGGTGAAATGATGGTAAGGCATGAAGGGCGTCATCATAAACAGGATTTAGAAGGCTTGCAAAATTATATAAGAAAACATATGGGAAAAACCATGGAAAGGCCTATTACGAAAGATTATTATAAAGGATATAGTACGTTAATTGAATTACCAAAACCTAAAAATTGGAAAAAAGTTATGCCTAAGGAAGCTTTTGATTCAAAAGGTAATATGAAAAATTTAGTCCGTGTAGGAAAAGAAGCAAAAGAGAGAGGCGGGGAGAAGTATGCAAAAGAATATATGGATTTTTATCTGAAACAAGTTCATAAATATGGTTATTATTCAAGTAAGGTTGAAGTTGAAGCAAGATTAGAGGAAATTGCGTCGGCAGGCAAAAAGATCGTATCAACAAATGCGTATAAAGATTTGAAAAATAAGGCTGGATATACAGACGAGCAAATAAAAAAGATGCTTTTTAATTATAAAAGTGCAAAGATTAAAAAATATCCATTAACGAAGGAGTTAAAAGAAGTTGGATATGTTACCCCAATAAAAAGAGAACTTTGAATATAAATACACATAACGTAAGTGAATCTGAGAATGCTTTAAAGGTGGCAAGTAAGGATTTAATTGCTTTTGGTAAGTTGTTTTT